CACTATAAACAGTTTGTTGGTGATGTTGAAAGTTTAGATGGATATGTAGATGAGTTCTCATGGCCTAATACAAAGAAAAGATTTTTTGTATGTTGGGCAAACAACAAAGACTTGATGGAAGATTTTAAAAAAGAAAAATCAAAAGAAGATCCAACACTTACAGACGATGATTTTAAATTACATTGTGATTTAGATACAGTAGGTTACACAATTACATGGACAAAGAAAAAAGATAAAGTACAAAGTCTAAAAGGTTTTGATACTAGAACAAATGCAGGTGCACTATCAATGTTAATCGCAACACAACAGCCTGATGTAGATAAAGGTATCTATCTTTTTGGTCATGATATATATTCTAATACAAAAACAGTAAATAATTTATATAAAGACACAAACGGATATGTTGGCAAAAATGCAAAAGCCATCGATCCTAAAAACTGGATAAAACATTATAAAGCTATATACGATAGATTTAACGATATACAATTCAAAGTAGTAAACACAGAAAAAATAAAAGAGTGGGATTGTAAAAATGTCAGTTACATATCTCTAGAAGAATTTAATGACGACCTTAAGCATAACAAAGGTTAATGAAACTTATATAAAAGTTTTAGCCGAACCTTATATTCAAGCAGAACTTTCAGAATTTTTTACATTTCAAGTTCCGGGTTACAGGTTTATGCCTGCATACCGAGCAAGAAAGTGGGATGGAAAACTACGATTATATTCTAAAGCAACAGGTAAAATATATCAAGGATTGTTATCTTACATATATGCGTTTGCTAAAGAAAGAGAATATAAGATTGATATAGAGGAAGGTGTATATTATAACTCAAAGATAAACAAAAAAGATAGTGACGATTTTTGTAATAGTTTAAAACCTAAATCAAATGGTAAAGATATTGAGGTTAGAGATTATCAGTTACAGGCTGTGTATCAAGTTTTGAAACGACACAAACTTTTATTACTATCACCAACAGCTAGTGGTAAATCTCTTATCATATATTGTATGATTAGATTTTTTAGAATGCTTAATCTAAAAATATTAGTTATTGTTCCAACTACATCTTTAGTAGAACAAATGTATAGTGATTTTTTAGATTATGGTATGAACGAAAGTGTGCATCGTATATATTATGGACATGAGAAAGAAACCGAAGACAATGTAATTGTATCTACATGGCAATCATTAGCAACTTTTGAAAAAGATTATTTTAAACAATTTGATGTAGTGTTTGGAGATGAAGCCCACACATTTAAATCAAAATCATTAACAAAAATTATGACTTCACTAGTAAATGCAAAATATAGAATAGGAACAACAGGTACACTTGACGATACTAAAACACATAAATTAGTATTAGAAGGTTTGTTTGGTCCTATATACAGAGCAACATCAACTAAACAACTTATAGATAAAAAACAATTATCTGATTTTAAAATAGAGTGTTTAGTATTAAAACATAGTGAAGAAAACCGAAAGGAGATAAAAGGTGCAACATATCAAGAAGAAATGGATTATATTTGTTCTCACCCAAAGAGAAACACTTTTATACGCAATCTATGTAAGTCTTTGGACGGGAATACTTTATGCCTGTTTCAGTATGTAGAGAAACATGGTAAAATATTATACGATCTAATTGGTGATACATTAGATCCACAAACTAGAAAGATATTTTTTGTATATGGTGGAACAGATACAAAAGATAGAGAAACAATAAGGAGTATAACAGAAAATGAAAAGAACGCAATC